AGAGGTAGTGAAAGCGTAAGCACTAACAATACGAATGTATTGACCCTCGATGATAGTCGTTGCATGAGCACCAAGAGCGGTATTGATCTTAGTAGAAATCTTATCTATATCTAACTTATCACCGTCAGCATTTGCAGGTAGACCACCACCTCCGAACTCTTCTGCGAGCAAGTCTATCGAAAATGGCATTCCATCAATGGTGAGTGAAAGAACATTGTTGGCATCTTCGGTGCTTCCGTCATAGATGATCTTAGCTGGAATACCACTAACATCATCTACCTCATCCCAACCAACTGTAAGTCGGATAGATGGTTTATCAAGGACAGAGGTACGACTTGATGCTACATTAAGGGTAGGTGAAATACCCATAAGATCAAGGTTAGTACCTGTGGTGACACTGATGCCAAGATCAACAGGTGGGTAGTAGTTATTACCGATGAGTGTACGGTTCTTAAGGATCAAGCGATCTCTAAGAGCACCACCACCTAAAGCAGTAGAAACCTTAGCGGCAACAGGTAGTTGACCCCATTTAGATTGAGTACCACCTGCTGTACTGTAGTCAATACCAGCGAGTGAAAGGAATGTATTGTCATCAGCACCGATGAACTCCACATAACCATAACTGTCAGTATTGTTCGCACCGTCAGCTTGGTTAGGAACACCAACGAGTGAGAAAACAAGTCGGTTGTTTGTATCAGCACTTACTGTGATCTCAAGACCATCAAAGACATTTGCACCACCTGCGGCAACATAATCCTCAATCGCTGTTTGGATCGCTTTATTAACACCTGTTGAGTTATTTACATCAGCTAGATCAGATGTTCCTGCTAGATCAGTAGCGTTCAAGTAAACCGCTTCAACAAGAGTTGCTGTCAAAGTTGCAGAAGGTCCACTCTTATTACCAACATATCTAAACTGAAATGCTTTGTAGCTATTACCGATAGCTTGCCACGCTCCGAATGGAGACATAGCTGTGTAAGAAGCAGGAACAGCGGCAGCTTGTGTATTGATCGCATTAACAAGATCATCAACAGTTTTGTCATCACCTGCAACAGTGGAAGAAGCGAGTGCTTTACCATCAATTACAAGGTCAACCGAAGTTGACTTAGCATCGCCAAGATTAGCGTTGTTTGACTCTGCGGTATAAGGAAGCACCTCACCCACTTGGTGTGTGATGTTTCCAAGACGACCACCATCAGTTGGTTGGTCGAACTCTACAACTACTGCTTGCTGATCTACAGTGATGTTAAGAATATCGCTCTGATCTTGAACAAGATAGTAAGAAGCAGAACCCTCTGCGAAGAAGAACGCTGGAGTAGCCTCAAATTCCCCAAACTCAAGAGTGATTGTCTCCTCGACAGGAACACCTCCAGAGAAGCGAGTACCAATAAGAGCTTCTGACCCACTAGGGAAGCCTACAACAACCTCAGCAAGATCATTACCCTTAGCAGTGAGTTCAGCACCAAAGAATGATGTAGAACCCGAAGTAAGAGTATAAGTACCAACGCCACTCGCCCCGACACTCTCTACAGCCACATTGTAAGCATTAAGATCAAAACGATCTTGAAGGATGCTATAGAAGAAGGTCGCAAAAACCTTGTGGTTTGTAGGAGGTGCAGTCGCAAGAGTGATCTGTGAAGTAGCTGAATCAACTCGAACCACAGTCGCAACAGGATTTTCAAGAGCGTCTGAGAAAGACACACCTGTACGAACTTGAATCAAAGCAGGATTAGAAGTCGGGATACCCGAACCTGTACCATCAACTGGCTGATACGGTAGTTTAAAGGTATTCGCAAGAACTCTAGGAGGAATGACACTCGTATTAGTTACAGGAGAACACTCTAAGAGATACCCACGCTCATCACGAAGAAGAGCTGAAACTTGAGTAGCACCAAATGCTGTGTTTCCTGTTTGAGTTTCACCTTTAGATACGATTGAAGCAGTACCCCAAACGATCTTGTCATCACTCAAAACAAAGTCAACATCTTGAATGAACTGAGCGGCTGCACCACCACCACTAGCGACAATTGATACACGATCAAGAGATTTAACATCACGACCTGGAATGTAATCGAACTTATCTTGGAAAGTGTTGTGGTGGTAAGAAACACTTACAGTCGAGCCTACTTTTGGAGGAGCATCAAGAGTAAACGACCCATTAGCTCCGTCAACAGACTCAGCTTGAACAACAATATCGTCTACTTTAACAGTGATGCGATTAACATCAGTGGTAATCACACCACCATTTGATCCGTCTACAATCGGTCCGTTAGTAGTGAAGAAGGTGCTATTTCTAGCTGTGCCTTGCTGATTGGTGTAGATACCAAGAGCGAGGTTAGCTGTTCCTGCACCTACAATGATTTGACCATCAGCAGAGAGAAGAAGGTTTTCTGAACCGTCTTGGTCAATATAAGTGCTTGCAACGAGCGATCCAAGACTCGCTCCGTTGATAAGGTTCTCGATTTTATCAAGCGAGTCAGCACGAACAGCTTCGACACCTAAAGTCAAAACTTGAGTCTGTCCATCACAGGTGAGAATAAGAGTATTAGTTTCAGCAGTGATTACAAAGCTAGAAGCTGAGCCTCTAATTTCTGTTTGGAAAGCACTAACCTGTGAAGTTAAAACCTCGTCCTCAACAAAAGTATCTGTGCGATTGAAGAAGTAAGAAACCCTAACATCATCACCCTCACTTGGTGCTTCTGCAAGGCGAATCTTCCCCTTAGCTCCATCAACCTCGATCACAACAGTAGAGTTACCATTGATCGTTACAGCAACAGAGCTAGGAGTATTTGAGGTAGTACCTGTTCCATCTCCTGTGACGATAGGAAAATGTCTCACATATACTTCTGTTAAGACACCATCGAAGTCCGACAACACAAAAGACCCATCGGGGTTGGTGTCAGAAATCATTCGTCCTGTAGGATCTTCTTCGACAATCCTTTGATCTATAGTAGAAGAAGAACCCCTTACTAACTCACTACCAGTGACTTGGAAGGTTTGTTTACCGACCCCGATAAGGGTAGGTACTTTACCTTGCAACTGTGCGAGATTAGTGTTGGTATCTTCAAAAATTGTTCGGGTGTAGACACCTGGTGGTGCGTATCCGCCTTCAATAGCCATGAGCTTTACTCCTTAGTTGAGGATGATCTTTGTTGTTCTAATTTGTTCATTCCGTTTTGACGAGTCTCACGAAACACCTTTGCAGGATCGGGCAAAGAGTCATATGACCCATCGGGTAATCTCATTATGTCATTCCCAGAGTCGCCCGTAGAATGTAAGATGTCCCACTTATCCCGATTTCTCCTGTAGACTATATCCCACTTAGCTTGAGCGTCCTCGCCTATCACTCGGTCATAATCCATATCAAAAGACTCGATCCCCGAATCTTGTACTCGCATGGACTGAGAGACATCAGCTTGGAAACCCACTGTGAGATTAGGAGAACCCTCAGCAAACGCACTTTCTCCACATGAGGAACATGAGATACTGTCTGTTCCTCTGGATACTCTTTTGCGTTGTGAAAAACCACAACTCGTGCATTGAAACTTTAGGATTGGCATAAATAGACCCTTTCTCTTGTATAAGTTGTTTCATAAATAAACTATTAAAGAAGCCTCTGTAAGAAATCGGTATCAGATCCGATACCAGCTAAAGGAGAGGTTATAATATCTTTTACAGGCACAACTCCCTTTAAGTTATGCCTCAGCAAAGGTATGACTAAGGGAAAATGAACAAACCAATCAGCCTGTATGGATAAGCTCATACTCGCTGTGAAAAAATAATCGTCAGCGTTGTCGTCATACACTTCTTCACCCTCACCACCTAAACTCACATCCGAAACCTCTAGTCCAAGATTAGCGAGTTTAGGTCTTAAAGATGACCATAACCAAACAACTGTCCTATCGGCTATGTCAGCTTGTGAATGGACATCTCTAGTAACTAGATCAATGTCCACGCTTATATCCCAACGACCTCCATACTCGTGATAAGTAGCTTGCTGTGCTTCATCTACAACAATGATCTGTTCATCCCCATCCTCTATCCATCTCCCGATGGCAATAAGACAACCAGGAATGATTTCTCGATATACTTGGTCGGGATATACAATGTAAGGGTCGGGTGCATCA